TTGTTTTTTCACTAGTGATATTATTTATAATTGGGAACATCATTTCACCTTTCTGATTTTATCTATCACGAAAAATTCCTGACCGGATCCGGATGGTACTAGCATCACTAAATCGTCTTTTTTTAAGCTCTCCACAGTCATTTTAATATCGCCAGCAATTGATTTTGTAATACCATCAATACTTAGATTGCCTGACATTGAAACGTCCTTTTCATCCTGATATAACGACTCAGTAATATAAAGTTTATCTGCAGATAATACAATTTGATCTTTAAATATGCCAATCCTTAACTCAGGAAGCGGGCTCATGACTCTACCTACTAAAGCACCTATATTTTTAGTGTTATCTCTTTTCCTAAATTCCTTAGCCAGCGTTACTATTTCACTCATGATAAAACCTCCAAACTAAGAGACGCTCTATAAATTCCATCAGCATATGTATGTGCTGCAGATAAAATCATATACTCACCAACTAGATCAATTTCTGGTGCATTTAATTTAAGTACTCTATACTGCCTTAAACCTTTATGACCTAGTGTTGGTATACTTGTTGATGACATTACATTGTTAAGCTTTTTTAGAGCGTTCTGAGCAATGTTTCTTGACTTAGCTTCGTCTTTATCATCAATGCTTATTACTTCCTGGAGCAGACCGTATTTATTAATAGATGGTTGATCACTTACACTTTCAAACACTCTCACAAAATCGGACTTTGAAGACACAACAATTATTGAGTTTTTAAGTTCTGATATTGAGTCTGTCACTGTGAAATCATCACCAATCAAGTCATCAATCTGTATTGGTGATAAATTGGCAGCCAACTTGAATGAACCTTCAAAGACTTCTTTTCCCATCTCTTTAATATCAAGTTTGGATCCATTCATTTCAAAGAAATAACTTACGTCCGTTTCTAAGAATACTTGCTCTATGATATCGTTAAGAATCTCATTTGGCTTAGCGTCAATATAGATTTGAGTAATCAAAGTACTCATATACGGAATGTCACCAGCTTCAACACCAACTTTTTTTAGCAGCTGCTTAACTGCAGTACTGGCATTTGTTTTGTTAAATTGAATGATCACTTCTGATTTATTTAAGTACCAAGCAAAATCATAAACCGATAAACTGTAAACACTCCCCTTTTTAGTACGATCAACTACAATTCCGATGAATATTATTTCCTGATCATCTTCATCTTTTAAAAACACTATCGAACCTGGTTCAACTATATTAGTATTCACATTCGCAAAATCAAATGTAAGATTAACACCCAAAGTTTGACCTTGATACGTCCATGCTAGATTTCCGGATTGCTCGGATATATCAATTTCAGAACCATTAATAAATGTATATAAACTAAAATTCATATCAATTAATGATAGGAAACTCTTTGAGTCCCAATGTGTAATTAATATCTTTCACTTGATCCGGAATTGGTGTGAAGTCAGTGATTGTACATGGCATATTTAAAAACAATTCGTTACCTATGAAAATCTTAATTCTTATTGGAATCTTGATATCCATCCACCTATTTAAAATTTTGACATAATCCATTGCATCAAGAGAATTTTTCTCTTGAAACGAGTATTTATTTGATCGCTCCGGGAACATGCTCTCAATAGATAGTGATCTAAGTCCACTAAAAGTATCTAATAAAAGAGTTTTATTTCTAAATGTCTTAAACTCTATTGGTGCTTTTTGCCTACTCGGTCCCACACCTGGAGGATGAATTGGAAGTATAATACGCTCTTCATTGTTATTAATTGAAAGAATAATCATGTTTTCACCTACCTAATTAAGTGGGGAATAACCCCCACTTATGTATTGTCTATCGCTTCTTTTATCTTCTTAGCGACTTTATTACCAACATCATTAACAAATTGTTCATTGCCTATGACGTTGCCTTGAATGGTAACGTATACAGTAACGCCACCTGATTTCTCAACTATTTTTTTACTTTTATCAGCTGGTATGACTCTAGAGCCGTTAGGTAAATCGACAATTTCACCACCATTGGGACCATCATGGATCTCATGAGCGCCACCTTTAGCATAAGGAGATCCTAAAGCAAGTGCCGGTATCTTAGGTATATTAAAGCCTACACTTTTACCACCTAATTCACCACCTAGCCAATCCGGCAACTCAAATTTGAAGCCATTGATCTTATCAATCAGCAGATTCATGAGACCGATAACACCGTTAATAGGTGCTTTGGCTATTGCTTCGAGACTTCCGAACACACCTTTGAAAATGTTTTTTATGCCCTCCCAAGCTCTCCCCCAGTCACCAGTAAATACACCAGCAACAAAGTCAACTATGCCTGAGAACATCAATTTGACGTTTTCGAAAATGTCCTTCCACTTTTCAACGGTTGTTTCGATGATTACACCAAGCGCCGGGAACCTTTCAGATATACTAGCAATGAAGTTTTTAAAACTATTCCAAACCTCACTGACCTTAATCTTTATTTGATCCCAATTTCTATAGAGTACAACACCAATTGCAATTAATGCACCTATAGCGATAATCACCAAGCCTATTGGATTCATATTCATTGCAACATTGATTGCGAGTTGCGCAATCTTAACAGCTGTCATAACAACTTTAGCGGCTGTCATAGCGGTTTTATATGCTACAAATGCGCCAACGATACCATAGACAATCGGTTCAAATTTACTCCAATTGTTCTTGATATAAAGAGCCAACTTTAGAGCTGATTTTGCAACCTTCAAAATGATCTCTTTTACTTTCATTAAGACCTTAATAAAGGTCTTCATGGCATCTGATTTAAACGCCTTTTTCAACCAAGCCCAGAGTTTTTTTATCCGAGGTACCAGCTTCTCAACTGCCTTTTCAGCTGCAGTAAACATCTTTAGTGTTATGGCTTCAATCATTGGCATCTTAGTCGCAAACCATGTTGCAAACTTAGCCTGTAACGGAAGGATCTTTCTTCCTATCATTTCTTTAAATGCACCAAATTGATGATTTGCTGCAGCAATTTGACCTGCATCAGTATCCAACAGTGCTTTGTTAACACCGCCGACATTCTGTTCAAGCACTTTTGCAAGTGTGGCCACTTTTTCTTGTTCAGTACCATACTTTAACACTTTTCCTTGTGCCTCATCGAATGATATTCCAGCTCGCGATAATGCGCCCAATTGCCCCGATAAAACTTTACCTAACATATTACCAACATTTACGCCATCGCCCTGGGCGGCATTAATACCCTTCATCTGAGCTATAAGATCTAATGATCCTTCGGATAATGCTTTTACACTATCTGCAGTAAGGTTATAAGTTGCTAACTGTTGCTGAAATGCAGTTGTTACATCAGCACCAAGAACACCGTTTTTTTCAAGCATATCCGCATGTTTGTTTAAAGCTTCAACTTCTTCAGCCGTTGCCTTTCCAGTTGCATTGAATACTGCTTGAAGCTTTGTTTCAGCATCAATCATATTCTTAGCTTCACTGACACAATCAGATAATCCGGTTTTTATGGCATTAAAGCCGACATAAGCAGCACCAAGACCAATGGCGCTTTTAGCAACTGATTTAAAGTCACTAACCGCGCCATTTTTAAATTTCTTGATGCTGTTTTTTGTCTTCTTGACTTGCCTTTGAAAAGACCTGGTATTCTTAGAAGTTTTTAAAATAGGTTGAGAAAATTTGTCTTTAAGCTGCAGTACCGTTTGGACTACTTTTTTAGACATGTTTCTCCTTTCTATTGTTTGCCTATATCGTTCATTTGTTCAATATAAGTTTCCATTGTTGCCCGGTAAAACCTTTTTTCATAAGGTGAGAGATTAACTAATATTTCGTGTGAATGTCCTCTGAGCAGAAAGAAACTAATCATACTCATTTCTGCATCAGAGGTTATGAGTTTTTTACTTCTGCTTTGACTTCCTCATCTAGTTTTTGCTTGGCTTCTTCAACACCCTCTTCATTCCAATCAATAATTTTGGTACCCATATCAATTACTTCTTCAATCTCTAATAATTCATCAACTATCTGATCAGGCACCGAACAATTATAAGCTTCATGAAGCTCTGTCTTATGAAGCATTTTTATAGAGTTATAAACAACGTCTTTACAGACAAGGTATATTTCTTTTACACTTTCACCACAACTGGTCATATCATCCATGTACTCTATAGCCGTTTCACGATCAGGCTTTTTTGCTAACAGTTCACCATCTAATGATTTTGACATTAGATTTTTATATGCAATCTTAGCGGCATCTCTCTGAGTCTTCTTTGCTATTAACTGATCTAAACTTAATGTTTTATTTGCTTTTGTATCTCCCATAATTCCTCCCTATGAAAAAAGACCAGGTATCCTGGTCTTAAACTAAATCTTTAAACTCATACTCTTCAAATTTAAATGCTAATTCTTCTTCTCCTGGTGTAGCGTTCTCAAACTTCGCAAGAGTAACCTCATCAAAAGTTACACCAGTATAAACAACTCGCTCTGCTCCAAAAGCAGCTGGATCATCTAGTTTAGAAATCATTTTAATTTCTGGCATAATTCCGGTTTTAAATCCTTCAGCTACTAATTTAGCACCTCTAGAATAAATCTTATGAGTTGTAATAGAACCGGCACCGTCATAACCCATGTACTTTCTTGAAGATCCAAGTTTTTCTGAAATCTTCACATCTTCATAATTTGCAGTTGCTTTAGCTTCAAAACTTTTAATATCAATCCACTTTTGATTGTTAACC